TTATTTGGTTTGATGCCTCGTATAATCTTGTATTCTTTTTGACCTACTATAAATTCTACTTCTACAATACACTCTTTTTCATTGATCGTGTTAATTAACTGATCTTTTTTAATATTACGAAAAGGTCTCTGAAACAATCCAAAACATAAGGCGTCTAACATGGTAGACTTACCTGCACCATTTTCACCAACAACTAATGTCGTAGGTGCTCTATCTAATTGTATCTCTATAAACTGTTGACCTGTTGATAAAAAGTTTTTATATCTTACTTTTTTAAATACTATCATATTTTAGTGTCCTCATGAATTAAATTAACATTTAAAACTATTCGTCTAGCAGTTTGAATAGGTTTGCTACTAGAATGTAATACAGAGCCATCAAACAATACTGCTCTATTCATTTTAGGCATTACACTTTCAGTTACTTCATGTTTGTCATTATAAAAATATGTTTCACCATCACTATCATGTGGATAAAACAAAATAGTTTTGTGAGGAACTTTAGTATCTATATGTGGACTGTTTTTAAATAACTTACCAATACTTGTTACCATACCCCACCTTAATCTATCAATGTAATAATCTTTCAATTCAAACTTATCTTTTAATATAAGGCCTATTGTATTTGATATTTCAAAGTAATTAGTCATAATTTTACCACTCATGTAAGGTGTGTGTTGAAAAGAATAATTTAAATAATCACTAGCACTTGTTTCGGAAGTAGAACCTGGTAATAAATACCACGGAACACTTGGATCTTCAATAAGTGTTTTTGTTCTATCTAATATAGAATCACTTAAACCGTTTTCAATAATTTTTATCATTCTGTAACCACATCACTATCTTGTGCCTCTACATACATTTCTTTAATCATAACTTTTAATTTATCTTTATCTAAATCTACAGGTAGTTGATCTACATAATTGTTTACTAGTGTCATTGTATCTTCCGATCCTTCTACCACATCATCACTTACATTGGTATGGCTTAAGTCAGAATAATCTTCTAATATTTTTAATTCATGTACACTAATTTTAGTGTATAGTTTTTCAAGAAATCTATCAAACATCTGATTATCTTTTTTATGTACTACTATAAGTTTTACAAATTTTTGATTGAAGTCTGATATATCAAGCTTATCATAGTTTGTATCTTTATCATTATACATAATCTTTTTAAATATCTTTAATGGATTAGGAACAAACTCTACCTCTCTTGTTTCAGTATCTAGTACATGAAAACCTTTTTGATTACCATAGTCTGACCAAGTGATCTCATATTGATTACCTAGATAGAATACTTGACCATCATCATTCTTATGGTGAAAGTGACCACTATATGTTCTTTCAAATCTTCTTACAATGTTCTTATCATAACCGTGTGATTGGACCATTGTGTCCATCATTCTAAATCCGTTCAAGTCTAAATGACCCATGCATATGTCTGCTTCTGATGTGTTAAGCATGTGTAAGGAATGTGCTTCGTTTTCTGAATTGATCCAAGGTAACATTAATAATTTTGTGCCATCAAAGTCAACTACTTTTGGTTCTTCGTAAATAAATGGCTCATTGACGCCATCAGGTGCTGTACATAATTCTTGTATCGCATTTACCTTGTTTGTGTTACGGAAATATATATCGTGATTACCTATGAGAATGTGGGTATCTATCTTTTCTTCCCACAACTTCTTCATAAACTTATGTCTAAAATTGTGTGCAATCCTAAAATTAATAAACTTTCTCCTGTCAACAACATCACCTAGATGAATAAGTGTTTTTATATTATGTTCCTTTAGATAAGGAAAAAATATATCGTTGTAGAACTTATGGAAATAATCATCAAAAATAAGACTATCGTTTCTGGCACCAAAGTGGGTGTCATTTAATAATGCTATCTTCATACCTACCTTATAATATAATTACTTTTTTGGTTCTTCTTCTTTACTATTTCTTTGTAAGAAATCTAACATAGCACTTTGATAAACTTTATCATCACCTGCTAATTGATCCATCATATTTTCTACACCTGCATTTTGTATCAGTTTAGATTTTACTTGCATTTGTTTTTTCTCTTTTTGTATTCTTCTTATAAATGCATAGTATATAATCTGTGTAAAATATGCGAACGGATTGTTTGATTTCTCTGGATTAAAGTTACTCATATATTGTAAACAATTTTCTATACCATCTGATATCATATCGTCTCGGTATGTATAGTTAATAAAGTTTGGTCTATATGATAAGTGATTTGCAATCTTTAAAAAGCACTCACCTATATAATTAGTAACGTCTGGTTTCTTTCGGTTCTTTTCTTGTGCTTTTATACACTTATTACGGTACTCAACCATTGCCTCAAGAAACTTCTTATTATCTACATAATGAGGTTTCAGTTTTGCTTTTTTGATTTTTTGTGTTGTTTCCATATCTCACTTTCTTTGTAATACATTATACTACATTTCTTAGGAAAATGCAAGCCGTTGTGCTAAATTAATTTATTTTCTCAAAGTGCTTGACACTCCTAGGAATTCTGTTATAATCGCATATGTAGTGCGTTGAGAGAGTAGCTATAGCTAATATATTAATGTAGAGTTTTCTTCTCTCCAAATATATCTTCTTCATAATCTAATAACTCTTTTTCTCTTGCTTCTTTATCCATTTCTTCAGCAACTTTTAAAATATGTTCCATTTCTTCAGTTGAGAGAGGTGGCCTAATTTTCGTATTTTGTAATTTATTTAAAACAACTTCATAGTAGTGTGCCAATTCTTTTGCAGCCAAAGAAATAACTACAACTTTATCTTTTGGGATATTAAATTTTTTATCAGAGGTAAAAGGTATCCAAGGTGCTAATGATGAATCATCTTTCATACCAACCTCTGTTAGTCTTTGAACTGTAGTTAGCTGTAATGGATTCTCAATAGTTAATTCTGTATCACTAGTAGAAATAGTTCCAACCAATAGTGTACCATCGGTTAACTTAACCATTCTGTAATCTGTGGGGTGGTCTGGTCCTTGTATTGTCATATAACTATTTATCTATCCTTTAACTCTATGTTATGAATTTCGTAATCAAATTCCTCTTCGGTGTATATGTTTATTCTTTCTTGAAAATGTTTTAATGTATAGTTTTCTTTAGACTTATAAGTTAAGTCATCGGCTATATCATACAAAGTAGCATTGACTTTGTTGTCGCCTAGTCTTAATCCTCTGCCAATTGATTGTAGATTTCTTATCCTAGATTTAGAAGGACTAGCAAAAATAATGTTATGCAAGTTCCGTATATTAATGCCTGTGGAGAAAGTCCCATAACTTGCCACGATAATAGCATTGTGAGATTTTTCTGTGATTGCTCGGACCTTTTCTCTTTCCTCTGTATCAACTCCTCCGTGAACATAAAAGACTTCTCTTCCTTGTTTTGTTCTTTCTCTAATAATTTCATATAATCCTTTTCCATGTTTTTCTACTAGTTGAAATAATACTAAAGTATTACCTTTTAATTTAAGTGCTAGATTGCGAATAAAATTTTGTCTTGATTTACTGCTTACCAAATAGTCTATCTCATCTTGATATTTACCATTCGCAACAATTTTAGAATTAGGTTCAGAATGTTTTAATATTAAACATCTTACAACTAAATTAGATAGTTGTTTTTTATCCATAAGTTTTTTAGTTGATGTAACTTTATTTACAGAACCAAACAGTCCTTCTAATACAAGTTTGTGAGTATGGGCACCGTCAAGCGTTCCCGTAAGACCAATACGATATTTACAATCAACTAACTTGGTCATAATTTCTGTTAATGATTTTGATTTAAATAGATGTGCCTCATCACCGAATACAACACCGAACTGTTTAAAATATTCTTTTGGCAATTTATATAGACTTTGCCATGTAGATATTAATACTTTCTTATCTGTCTTGTTTGAATAACCGCTATATAATCTATGACAATTCTTCTTTACATTCCAACCGTATGATTCAAAATCGGTGTACATCTGTTCTACTAATGATGTTGTAGGAACAATTAGTAGTGTTCTATTATTAGGCTCATCTTTAATTAGGTGTGAATAATAACGAATTAGGGAATAGATGATGAATGACTTACCTGAAGCTGTAGGACTCAATAGGAGCGCCCTATTGCGTTTTAAACTATGATATATTGCGTCTATCTGATAATCTCTTGCTTCAAATTTCTGACCTAGACTATTAGAAAATTTAGTAACAACTTCTTTATCAACCTTGTTATCTACATCAACATCTTTACCACAGACAATATGATATCCTCTTTCTTCGGCAAATGCTTTGATATATGGAAATAATCCAAAATATATTTCTTTTGTCTTTTGTGAGAACAATCTTATCTTGCCATCCCACATACGATTACGAAACGCAGGCATGAATTTGTAACCTGGTACATAAAATGTAAAGAACTCTGATATCTCTCGTTGAATGTTTGGATCACAATCAACTGTTAGATATACTTCATTTCTTTTTTCAATGATTAAAGTATCCATGTCATAATACTATGTCGTTTACCTTTAGTTACTGGTTTGACTTCATGAGGAAACATGAAGTTAGATGGGAAGACTATAGCAGAACCTTGTATTTTTTCTATCCATTT